GCAGCAATAACCTGAGTCTGCTCAAGATCAAATAAAGTGCCTGCCTTTTGTAGCGCTGTCTGTTCTTTGATGGCTTTAGTCTGTTTAGTAATTGCTACTGTTTGTTCTTTAGAACGCTTTAAGGTTGCCTTCTCGATTGCTGCTTTTTTAAGTTCTGCTGCAATGGCTGGAGTAATAGTTGCCTTAGAAGCAGGTTTAGCAAAGATGCCTGGAATTCTTGTAAATTGCAAGTTGAGTAGTGTGTCTAATAACTTGAATGCTTTAGCCGTTCCACTAGCCAAGTTAGCAATGGCATTAGCAGCTGTATCTATCTTTGAGATGATGTTATCAAGTCCACCCGAGCCGCCGCCGCCAAGAATTGTTAACGCATCTATAAAACCTTTACCGATAGTCTCTGAAGCGTTTGCGGCTGCAACATTTAACTTATCGAATGATCCAGCGTAAGTATTTACAGCATTCTCAGCTTGACCACCGAATAGATCGTTAATGCGTGTCTGGACTTCTTCGAAAGACATTGCTTTGAGTTGTGCTTGAGTGAGTCCAATTCCATATTTAGCAAGGGCTCGAGTCTGTCCTACATAAGCCTTGCTTAAATCTCCCGAAACTGTTACGACATCGACCCCACTTGCGGCAGACAGATTTAAAGCTGTGCGAAGTAATTGTTGGCTCTTAGTGACATCGCCGGTTGTGGTTAATAATCTCTGAAAGGCTGGTCGCAACTGGTCATCAAGGATTCCAAATTGCTTTTCCAAGTCGGCAATAAAGGTTTTAACTGCTGGATCAGCAAAGGACAAACCAAGGTTATCAAGTGATCGACTAAGAACACGAGCTGCCTTATCATCTGCTGCGAATGCTTTTGCAGCATTGAATCCAGCCCTTGCTAACTTTTGCGCAGTAAATAAACCTAAAAAAGATTTAGCAAGTGTGTTGACTTGTTTATTTAGACCAAGAGTTGATTTACTAGCATCAGCAAAGGCTTTCTTGCCCGAAAATACGGTAGCAATATCTATCTTTAGATCAGCCATTATTTGCCATCCGTTCTTGATCTAAATTTACCTGCTGAGTTTTCGATTGCTTTGATAACAGCAGCAGTTACTTTGCCTTGATCTTCTGCAAATGCTCTAAATATTACGCGACCAGTCATCTTGCGTGTTGATCTACCAACTTGTCCTTGCTGGCGAGGTCGAGCGTTAACCAAAGATCCAAGAGCATTAGCCCTGGCAATAAACTGCTTGCCCGCATTAGGGTTAAGCGACTTGTTAACCTTGTTTGATGTATCAATATAATCGCTAAACTTGCCTCGAGTAGAAGCCTGAGATGGTTGTCCTTCAGGATTCTTGCGCCCTGCTGTCTCGTAGATCGCTCCACCGGCGGAAGTGTTGATAATACGAGCAAGAGATACGAACCCACGTTTGTTAGGTTTAGACGGACTAGTCGAGTATTTAACTCCGCGCTTAGCTTCTGTCTGATCGTATTTAGGGAAGTGGCGATAATTAGTTGTCTCTGCTGAGGAACTAGCTTTAGTCCATCCCGATAACTGAGAACCTGACGCTGGCATAAAGCCTCGAGCCTTGTTAGTAATCGGCTTTAAAGCAGCTGCCATTTCTTTGGTTTGTGCTTTGGCTAGATCAGGCTCAAACTTGCGAAGTGCCTTGCGGAGTTTGTCAGCGCCTTTTAGCTCTACTGGCATCGCTCTGCTCCTTCGCTCTGTCCTTTAGGGCTTGTAGTAAAGTCCTAAACATTGTGTGATCTAGTTCAATTAAAGTCTGAGGCGAGAGTCCTGTCTCAAGCGATAGTCTCGCTACGAGATAGGTGAAGGACTCCCGCGTTACTCCAAAGGGTCATCGTCTAGAACCTCGACTCGCGTCAATGTATCTAGAAAAGACTCTCCGAAGGGTTTAACGGTTTCACCCGACCGACGGATTGCTTCCCAGCAGAGCCAATATACATCGGTCTGCTTTTCGTCATCTCTAAAGGCTTTGTGAAAGCCCTTCTTTGCATATTGCTCGAAGGCGTACTCGATCGCTGGTGTGATCTGGTACTCGTTAACGCTTCCGTCTGCCCTTGTTACCTTTAGTTTTGCCATTGTTTGCCCCTTAGTTAGTGATTTAGAATGTGCCGGTTGTTGCTACTGCAACAGTACCGTTAACAGTCCAGGTTACGCTCTGAGTGCCAAGATCGCCAACAGCGCCGTTAATATCGGTTGTGTTGTTAACTAGGGAGAGAATTGTGTAAAGAGGGTTAGTTGCGCTTACTGCTGTGCCTTTTGTCTGTAGCAAAACTACAGTTACAGAAGTACCCCACGCAGCTTGCAAAGTTGCTAGAACGTTTGCTGTTGCTGTGTCATTGAGGAAGTCGATTGTTACTGATGAGGCTTCCAAGCCCTTGACGAACTTGTGGCCTGAGTCTCCCATTGCTGTCACTTCGAGTTCATCGAATGTGCGGTTAAGGGTAACTGATGTAACGTGGTCAGAAAGATCAACGGTGTTAACCTTCACGCCTACGTTGTTGCTTAGAAATACTGCCATTTAGGTTATTCCTCGTCTTTCTTAGTAGATGGTTTTGGTGCTGTTGGTGCAACCTGCCCGATCTTAATCAGGAAGGCTTCTTGCTCTTTTTCCCACTCGGACATAATTAACTCCAACTCGTTAGGACTGAAACTTGCATTGAGCAAGTCAATAGATCGCCCGTTGCAGCGCTGAGAACGCTTGGAGCGCTCACATCTCCCACATTATAGACGATAGAAGATGCTGCCAGTTTGTTAAACACAGCTACTAGCAGATCCTCAATTCCATTAAGGTTGCCTTCATTATCTAGTAAAGGCACGAATATATTTATATTAAAATTAGCAAGCGGCGCAATCGTGTTGTAGCCATTGTTAGAGGGAGTCAAATAGGGGTCTGCCGGTGATAACACAACGCTGTTGACAATGGGTGTGCTGGGTGGGAATGAGAATACTGAGTATTTAGTATTATCGACTAAAGCCGCTGCAATAGTGCCGCGAAGTGTTGAGATCGCCGCCATGGTTAGCCAACCATCGAGCGCGGATCTAAATAAGGCGCAAGCAAGCCGCGAACGCGAGCGAGCAAAGTGTTAGACATTGTGAATGGTGAAGGTGCAAAGCCATCGACAGTCATGCCTTGGCCGCTTGGCGCTTGGCGCGCTTGCCAGATAGCGATTGAGATCATTAAAGATGCTTCCTGGATTGCTGGAACAGTAGTGTAATCTGTATAAGTTTCGACTGCTGCGATTCCATAAGGCTCAACTGTGTGGCGTGGGTTATCGCTTGTGTGAGTCGTAGTGACATTGAATGATCGAGTGTCAACGCCTGTAATTGTCTTTGTGCCATTGTACTTAGTGCCAGCGCCAGAAATTGTTACTGATTGGCCGACATAAAAGTAATCGCGAATATCTTGATCAAAGTAGAGAGTGCCAACTGTGCCGGTATTGCCGTGAGCAATTATGTACTGTTGATTCTTCCATAGGAAGGGCAATAAGACGTTATCTGAAGCGTCGCAAACAGATTGCAAGACTGCATCGGTGTAGAGAGTACCTACGCCTAAAGCCGTGCGAAGTTCTGCAACTGTTGTCAGAGCCATCTTATAATCCTTCCTAAAGACTGGCGGGGTAGAAGGGCACTACCCCGCCAGCGACTTAAATAGGCTTACGCCTTGTTGTTCTTGAATGCGCCAGCGCCGACCTTAGTCGCGATAGCACCATAGCCGTAGTAGCCAATAGTGATCTGACCTGCGGCTGTTGATTCTGCGCGTAGGCGATATGTTGGGCTCTCGTACCATGTGTAAGCATCTGGGTTAACGATGAGAATTGTTCCATCGCCATCGCCAGCATTTTCAGGATCAACGTAAAGGTTAAGTCCTGCAACGTTACCTGTAAGTGATGTAGGTGTTACAACGCCGCCAGCGTTTTGTGGCTGTGAAGCGTTGTAGATAGGACGTCCTGAATCGTTCAATGTCATGATGTTTGACCATTGTCCAGTTGAAACAACCATGTTACGAGCGAATGGATTTGGAAGTCCTGCTGTTGCGCCATAGACAGAAGCTGAGCCGCGAGCAACAATACCGAGAAGCTCGGCTGCTGTTGGATACGTTGCGACTGTAGTTGCGTCAAGTGTTGCACCTGAGATGAGTGCAGCGTTGACTGCTGCGTTAGTTGACTTGGCGTAGGCTGCTGCCATGTTGCGAACAAGTTCATCGAAGAATGCTGGAGATGTACGATCTAGCAATTCTACTGAGAATACCTGTTGTCCTGCGTACTTTGCAACGCTTACGCTTAGGAATGCAGAGTTCTGATCTGTGTTAGAGAATGCTGCATCTTCTGCTGCAACTGCAACTGTAGGCATTGCTGTGATCTTTGGGATCTCGAAAGTCATACCGGCATCTGGAAGCACTCCACGAGAGATCGCATCGATTGATGGGCGGATTGTAGTTCCGAGTGGGTTGATGATTTCAGATAGTTGACGAGTTGGTACTAGACCAGCGTTGTCGGTTGTGTTATCTGCTGCTGCGATGTATTGACGAGCTGATTCATCACCTAATGCTGCACGAATTGTGTTCTCAGCGTACTTACCTGCTGTGATTTCAATGCGTGGCTTTGAATAGGCCATTGCTGTAACAGTAGGGCGAGCAGCTTCAACTGCGGCAGCCTCAACTGTAGGTGTTGCTTCGACTGCTGTGGTTTCTTCCACGACTGTCTCGCTTTCTGTTGGTTGGGTAGGTTCAGCGACTTCATCTTCTGATGCCGCTATATCGGTTACTGCCGCAGACTTGAATGCCGCTGCTTGTACCAAACTTACTTCGAGCAGGTCAGCACTCGATACG